GCAATAAGTATTGCGGTCATTATTCCAAAATCAGCCTTTGGGGTTTCAGCCAGAATTTTAGTTACAGCCAAAGCACCATTAACAACAGCCTGGGCAATTGCAATCTTTTGAGATTTCTTTGCATATTTTTTTTCTATGGCCTCTTTTTTGGCTGCATTATCGCCAGCTTTTTTAAGTTCAATATCTTTAGCTGCGTTGTTAAGGCTGCTAAGTATGCCAAGTATATTGCTTGCTCCTTCTAAATATTTTTGGGTAGTTTCGAAACGATTTTTTTCGTATTTCTCGTTTATGGCGGTTTTTAATCGCTGGTATTCTTCTTCAGAAGTAATTAGCCCCGCCTTTTGCAATTTATCAAGTTCGGCAAGTGCCGCATTTTTTTCCTGTTGATTAACAATGTCTTCATCAGCATACTGTTTTCTAATATCAGCAAGGCGTTTCAGATTTTCTTCATCACCCTTTGCTGCATTTTCAACAATCTCGTTTGTTTTGGCGATGATGGCCGCTTCGGTCTCTGTAGTATCTTCGCCATATTGCTTCTGAAGCGCAAGTTTTTTATTGAGAAATTCAACCTCTTTGGCAAGAAGAAGAGCGTTGGTTTCTTCCTCATCTAACCCTTCAGCCAGAGCATTTTGTTTAATTGCTGCTAATTCACCTTTAAGTTGATTGTCAAGATCATCAAGTGATTTTTTTTGAGATTCCTTCTTGTCTTCTTCGGTTTTTTTATCGAACTCTTCCTGTTGTTTAAGTTTAATGTCGAGAATAGAGGCCGTGGTTGCCGTGGTGTCTTCACCATATTTAGTTTCAAGGGCAAGTTTTTCGGTAAGCGATTTCAATTCCTGATCGGCAAGTATTTTATTGTATACTTCCTCGCTTGCATTTTTTTCGAGCTGGGTTTGCTTAATCAGGTTTAGCTCTTTACGTTGGTTGGTTTCGAGGTCTTTGAAAGCTTTTTCTTGGGCTTTTTTCTTTTCATCGTCAGATAGCCCACCTGATTTTTCATCAACCTTATTCCATTGTTTACCATCCCATTCAAATATTTCTCCATTTTCTTCCTTTCGGGTTCCAATGGTTGGATCAGTTGATTTTGCATTGACAGTTTTATCGGCGTTTTTATCAACTATTCCCTGAAAAGCTACAATTGCTTCTTTATTCTCGTTAATTGCTTTGTTCGCCCTGCGTGCAGCTCCGGCTTCGCTTTCCCACCACTTTGTTTTTTTAGTTTGAATATCAACCTCTAAATTTCCGTTTTCAGCGCGGAGAGTATCAATTTTATCTTGTGCAGCTTTTACCAATGCCTGCTTTTCGAGGTTGGCAATATAATCTTCGCCAGCTTTGGTTAATTGCTCAGTAGAACTTTTCTCGATTGAAAGGTTGCCAAAATATTTGGGACTTATTTCATTGAGTTTTGCCAATGCTGCCTTACGTTCATCGAGGCTCAGTTTTTCGTTTTTAGCAACGGCCAGAAGATCTTCGGTTTTCTGTTTTTGCTCAATTATATCGCGTTTGGCCTGTTCGGTAACATCGTTAACAGCTTTTTGAGCAATGGTTTGAGCGTTCATTTTTTTAACCAGAAATACAACACCGGCAGCAAGCAAAGCAACACCGGCAATAATAGCCCCAATGGGATTCATTGCCATCATTAAATTCCATGCTTTTTGTGCAATAGTTGCAATTTTAATTTTACCGGTTAATATTCCGGTAATTGTTCCCCAGGCTGCCTGCGCCCCTGCTGCAACTTTTGTCCAAATAGCATTTGCTTTTGTTTCTGCAGTTTGAATTCTGACAGCAATGGTATAAGCGGCAATAGCACCAGCAACAAGAAGAATTTCGGTACCGTGTTTTGAAAACAGGTTAATGAGGGCAGAAAGAATTTTAATGAAGTAAGTAACTCCATTGGTGCTTATCAGCATTGTTGGCGATAATTTTTCTCCTAATTCGCGGGTCATCAGCGCCATTTCCTTTCTCGATTTATCGAGTTTGGCCTGTGTTGTTTCGTTTTTGATGTTAAACTCGTTGGTAAGCGATGTTCCTTTTTCAAATTCCTGTGATGATAGCGCTTGTTGTTGCCTTAATATTTCGGTATTATTTGAAAGTACACCTAAAACAGAGATGGAACGTTTGCCTTCTAATCCTAATCCATCGAGTTTATTAGCCATTTCGCCTAACCCACCATTGTTGCCTTTCAATCCTTCAAGAAATTTAAGAAAAGCCTCGTTTGAATCGGTTTTCAAAAGATTATTAAAATCTTTGATTGATACCCCAGCAATTTTTGCATAAGCACCTGGCGATTTAAACATATCAACAAGCACAGCCGAAATGGTTGTACTTGAAATTTCGCTAGTTTGTCCAAATTGGTCGAGCGTGGCGCCCAAACCCATAATCTGATCGATTGATACATTTGCAGCCGGAGCTACACCTGCCATGCGTTTCGTAAATTCAACAATGTACCCTTCGTTGGCAGTGCTAGCAGCTCCCAGACTGTTAATTGCCGATCCTACTTTCAGCATCGATTGCTCCATGCCAAATTCATCTTTCAATTTAAAGATGTCGGTAAGTTTACCAATATCATTGATCGATTCTTCAATATTACCACCAAGATCTTCAGTAAGTGCGACGGCAATTTTATCGGCTGCTTTTACAAATCCTTCAACATCGTCTTTTGCCGAAATACCCAATTTACCTGCAACAGTTGCCAATCCAAGGAGATCTTCCTGTGCGGTGCGCGTATCAACTTTCTGTAACGCTTTATCAAGTTCAAGTACTTCATCTTTAGTTAGACCTGTGGTTTTCTGAACATTGGCAACCTTATCGGTAAACTCAGCATACGCTTGCGATGCTTTTTTGAAACCCATAATGACCCCTGCGAACGATGCAGCGCCTGCAGTGATGATTCCGAAATATTTGTTGAAACCCTCGGAGAGTTTTGAAAAACTGAACCCTGTTTTCTGTACATTTTTTAGTGCTAGGTTATGTTCGTCTAGAATACCTTTAAGCCCCTTAACTTTTGAAAGCTGGGTAACATATTCTTTCGAACTCATCTCCATTTTCTTCAGCTCGTTGTTGGCTTTGAAATAGGCGTTCTGGATTGACTTTATATCGTTTGTGACTTCTTTGTCGTTGATATAAAGCGTTATTCTGCGGGTGTAGTTTTCGGCCATGGCTTATATTTTCAAATTGATTGCTTCATTTGCATTTATCTCAGCTATTTTATCGGCTAATGGAGGTGTATATGTGTTTAAAACCGGTTGTATCCATGCTTTTTTTCTTCGAGTATTTGAAGTTGAATGTGACTTACTAACTCCTTTCTCAACAAAAATTCCATGCCGTTCAAAACGAAATGAGATACTTTCAATAGTACCTGCATTCTTTTTCGCCAATGTTGTAATGCTTTGATTTAATTTTATTTCTGTGCGAATAAACCCCGTTTTACTACCTCTGTTAACCATTGATTCTTTCTTCCCTTTTGTAAAACGCATTGAAAGGGTTTGTAAACCGCGCAAAACTTTTGAACGATAGCGGTTAACTGCATTATTCTGGGCTTTTTCTGCCTTGCTATCCATTGCTTCCGCTTGTGCTTAGCCAGCGCGTGGGGTCAACATCCAACGGAGCGGGCGAGGTTAATGTAAATTCGAAACGAAGGCCGTAATCGTTTCCAACACGGTTTGCAATTATGCTTCCTTCAACTTCTTCAATGTTAAAATCTTTCACTATCCGGATTGCCGGGTTGCGCTTGTCGGCACGTATGCGGGCAAGTATATCGTCGGCAATGGTTTCGAGTTCGTCCCAAAGCAGATGTATGCCATCGTAATCGCCTTTATCATCAACATGTCCAAGCAACGTGAAAGCCCCTTTACGGTGTTTCATGGGGTTATCGCTTTTATTGTCGGAGAATTCAAGGGCATAAGCTTCGAGTATGAGCGCCGGGTAGTTTATGTTTTTTAGCCCTGCCAACACTTCGTCTATTTCGAAACGGTAGAAATGTTTCTCGGTTTCGCTGTGCCGAATAGCTACATGGTTGCGGGCAATGCCTTCAAAGTAGCTTACTAGTTGTGTAAATCGGGTTGGCTCTGTCATCAGTTGGGGTTTTTATTATTGTTTTTCAATTGCTGTTTACGTAAATCGCTCAGGTAGCGGAACATGGTATTGAGTGGTACATCGGCGTAGCGGTCGGCGTTGATTAGGTCGGTACCTACGATGCTTTCGTAAATTTTCAGCCATCCGCGGGGATCGTATTTGAAATTTGAGACGCCCTGTAGGGCGTCTGTACCGGATGATGTATGAAATAAAAGAGGATAAGCGCGGGCGAAATATTCGTAAAAAAGGCTGTAATTGTACATTATTGCCTCTATGATATCATCGGTTACATCTAATTGCGAAGCGCGTTCGATGCAACGGTCCTCGTTGAACTTTTCGCCTGCAGGAAGATATAGGTGCGTTATAAAACGCAGGCGGCTATCAGGCTCGGGATTGTTGAAATAGGCGTCGATAAAAATGAATTGCCCGAAGGTAATGCCACGCATGCGGTCGCCGGGGGGGTGTAATATAGACGCACGTCCGTGCGTCTGTACGGATCGGATAATAAAATTGCCGTTGAATGGCGATGATGATATTTGTGTAGCGCCTTCTACCAGGTTATAGATGTCGAATTTTGATAGTTTGCTTACCAGTCGGTAGTTTAATCCGTAAAACATTGATACAAAGCGGGCATCGGTAGCGCCTTCCGATTTTGAATATAGCAGTGCTATGAGTTGTTTGCTGCTGCATTTATCCCATGTTGTTGCAACGTTGACCTGCTTCGACAGGCTCAGCCACCGGAGCTTTGGAAAAGGATGATATTTGATTTTTATTTTCATTATGCCCAGAATGTTTTTTTGTTGGTATTGTCGCGCTGGTGCATGTAGCTTTTGGTTGTTTCAAAAAGCGGCCAGTCGGTAAGGTGTGCAGCCAGATATCGCTTCAATTCGGCTATGTAATCATTACCGGTTGTTGTATAACTCGTAATCAACGACTCAACCCTTGCCGGATTGGATGGTTGCTTTACCAGTTGGTTATTATTGCTGATAGCCCATGACGTAAAATACAGCCCATTCTCACTAAGCTCGGCGCCTGTCTCTTCCATAAGTTTTGCAGCAGCCAGAAAAGCCATAGGTTTTTTAATGTAGGGAAGTATGGCAGTTACCTTCGCATCGGGAGTGGTTTTTGCCATCTCGGTTTTGATATATGCCATGTAAGTATCGCCCAATACTTTCTTAATGTCAAAATCTTCGACAATGCCGATAAAGCGTTTCAGCCGCAAAAATGTAAGGTTCGATTTACTGATGTAAAGAACCCCGTCGAACTCGGCTGCCGATTTGTAAAATGAGGTTTTATATCCTGCATATTCGGTTGATGCGGCATAGGTTGTGAATGTTGAAATGTTTTCGTGCAAGTAGGTAAGCACATCGTCGAAGCTGTTGAAGCCGTTGATACGGAACGAATCGCGAAGGTTATCTTCCTGGTATTTGTATAACCCCTTACGGCTTTCGCTTTCGGTACGACCAAAGCCGCTGTCGTCGATTTCAGAATTCAGTGCGTCGAAACCAAGCAAAAAAGCAAGGTTTATAACGGCACGCTGGCAACGCTTTAGTAATTCGGCAAACTTTTTCTGATCGGCAGTTGGGTTTGCAAGCGGAGTGCTGTCGTAATAGGTTTGAAGGGCAGTAAGTGTAGCATCGCCAATAAGCGGGCGAAGGTAATCGCGCTCGGCAACATAGATTGATGGCGACATTTTGTCGAAAGCAAGGCTTTGAGAGATGGGAATATACTGTTTTATCTCTTCGTTTTTTGCGTTTAAGTTGCTTAGGAATAACATAACTGATAGTATTTTGGGAGTTAAGAAACTACGTTGGTTGTGCCCTTTCCGCTATCGAGTGTTACCAGAACAGTATTGCGGTAACGCAACTCAATGCCTTCGATACCATTGTAGGCAAGCATAATCTCAAGCGGATCGAGCATGTTTTGACGGTCGAGCCAGGCGTTGGCAATATTCACGAGGTAGGCTTCGCGTATGTTACTGCCTCCCTGGTTGCCAGCATAGGTGCCACCGGGCATACCGGCGCCCATCACGTTGGGGTTTATCATGAGCGCAAACATGATTTCGGAATTGGCGGCGGCGCTGGTAATGAGTTTGTCGCCTTCTTTGTATTTGTTATCGAGCGCGGTAATAACCCACTGCTCTTCGGCTTTTCCGGTTACTTCGTTAAGCGAGAAGAAGGTGAAAATAGGTTTGTCGCTGTTCTCGGTGCCACAAAGATTCTCTTCAATTTCGTCCATAAATGCTTCAATAGCCTCCTGACGGTCCTTAACATTTTCGTATTCACCGGCATGGAATTTCTTATCGAAAAATGAATAGGGTATCTGCACATGCCACTTCCAGTTGATCTGGTTTGCATAGGCTTTTTTAAGGAATGCTGGAACAATAGAAGCAATATCTGTCCACCCGGCAAGGTATGCGCACCACCAGATTGGTTCGGAGTAATACCCATTATTACTCCAACTATCGCGAAGAATATAAACAAACTTTTTGCCCTTGGTAGTATTGGCAATTTTACGGCGCTGAAGATCAGCGAGCGGATCGTACTCATCTAGTACTTCAATTACTTCATATTCACCGGTTGTTGGTATATCAGGCCATCGTCCGGAAACGACACAGTATTTTATAACACCATCACTGGGATCGGCTTCTGAAATACGGCAATAACGAGCGTTGATACCATTAATTCCAGCAACTCTGCTACCATCGGCATTCATGAGTATTTCTACAAATCCAATTCCAAACTTGAAGTAATCGCGGGCGGCATTTTCCATGTATTTACGAATGACACGGCTATTACAGATAGTTACAATTTCGGGATCTTCAACAATGGCAAGTTCTTCGTTGCCATACTTATCATATCCGGTAATCTTGGCGGGGAAAATGCCCTGACCAAGGGTGAAGTTTCGCACAAAACGTAAGCCGGTGTTTAATACCCCAATTTTCCCAATGGTAGCAATGGCATCGTCGGGAAACTTATTGCTTGTACCCCAGTCGACCAGGACAATCTCTCCAAAAGAAGTGGTATATGGATCATCGTCTTTGGGAATTGCAACTTTCAGTTTGATAGGTTCACCTGCAGTTGAATTTGTTGTTTTTGTTTTTGAAGCGGCTTTGGTCACCGGGTGGCCGGTGGTTGAATAGAATGCCTTTCGACCATAACCAATTAGGGGAACACCAGCGTTGTTGTATTTTAGTTCCATGTTCAGAGTTTTATTAACATGTTATTGTACTCTAGTATATTGTCGATGTTAACAGGATACACATGCCCGGTTGACCTGTAGTTGACATCAACAGGCAGGAAGCCGCGTTCGCGGTTAACGGCCTGGTTGCGGTTAATGCCTGTGCCGCTGGTTACGGCACGGGGTATAAACACGGTTTCGCCACTGCGCAAACAGAAGCGAATGGAAAAGGTGCGCGGTTTGCCTCCGGGATTCTCTTTGATATCGAGTTCGCGGAGAACAGCGTTACGGGCAATTGTTTTCTGGGATGTTTGCATCGAACAATTAATTTTTTTGATGCAAGATAAATACGGGTGGCGGAAAGGGAAAGGACACAAAAAAACCTGTGCAGTGTATCTGCACAGGTTTAAAACTTAACTTATGGGTTAATTATTCTGATTTTCTTTTTAGTACCCATTTATATTCTCCGGCAACTTGGCGGAGTTTAAAGCCATTGCTGGCCAGCATTTCGGCAATGTCGTCGGTATCGAGCGTGGTAGTGGCGCTAAACTGATTGATTATTTCTATCGATGATAGGAAATCAATATCGTTGCCGGTTGTTTCGGTTGTGGCCGGTTCGTACTGCTGAAGTATTGCTTCGGTAACTGCTTCGGTTATATTCAATTTGTGGGTGGTAAGCCAGGCGTGAAGGGATTCTTTATTTAATTCCATGATACTATCATTTTTTTATTGTCGCGATAATTCTTTAAGGTTTCGAGGGTTGCCTCGGCAAGGGCTATTTGGTAATCGGCAATGTGGCGGTCACCATTGGCACAGTGTACCAGGTCGTCGTAATTCTGCTTAGCACGCTCTACTGTTAGTTGCTGTTGTATTATTTGGTTGTCGATGTCGAGATCCTTCAAATCGGGGGTGCGCTCTACTTCGGCATGAAGGAATTTCTTTAGTGCTTTTTTGAGTAGAGTTTGCACGCGGCTTAAGTTTGCCTTGTTCATTTCAAAATTGTAGAGAAAATCTTCGGCTACAAGTATTACCCCGCCACGTTTGGCTTTGAACATTACGTTCATGTATTCGGCATGTTCTATTTGCGATGCCTTTTTTACATACTCGAAATACTGCTCATCGGCAGCGAAGTGTACCACGCGGGCCACAAAGCCAACTGTTTGGTCGAAACAGGCAATAAAATTAAACGGGTAGCTGGCCGCGCATGAGCGGTCGATAAGGAAAAGTGGGTAGATGCGTTTCATAATATATTGTTTAAAAATTCAATTGATTTACGGCCTTGAATAACGATCACATTATTTTGTGACCGTAATTGCGCAATGATCCGATCGGAATGAAATTTTTTGATTTCAATGTAAACATCGTAATCGGGAAGATAGAAATCGAGCCGCTGATTTCTACCATAAGCGTGAATAAACCGAATGTTTTTTCTTGTAAGAATTTTGGCAACTGCATTTTCGAGATCGTCTGTTATTTCCATTATGCTATCCTCCATAACCTATATCTTCTTCTGACCAATTTTCTTTCATTTTCCAATATTTAGCCCCGGTGGTTAGCCGGGGCGGTTTAATTAAATATTTCTAAGGTAATGCAATAAAGAGCATCCGGTAAGTTTCTTCAGTTGTTCGTTCATTGCTTTTTTCTGATCAGTAACGAATTGATCTAATTCACTCATTGCATGTTTGGCTATATAATCGCATTCTGCAATGTATTGATTGCTATGTATCGATTTACGGAAACGTGGATAATAAATTCCAAAAACTACTGCAAAATTGTGATTTAATCCGTTTGCTTTTTTCAGCTTCATGTATCCTTCGAGGTCGGTAGCAACGCCTTTAATGTAACCGCGATCTTCGTAAGAATAGTGAGGATGGGTTAATGTGCCTACTTCCATCCATGTGCCTAAATTGGCGCGGTAGTGGTTGCAATAAGTGAAGAAAATTTTGTTTTTGGTTTCACCTTCGTAAGGTTCTTCTTTTGAGAATACTTCAAACTGAATGGTTTCGAAAGTGGCTAAATGATTGGTTACTTCGTTGATGATTTGTTGTTTTTTGCCTGAAACGATCTGGTTGATCTTTGCTTCGAAGTTTTTTACTTTTAAAGTTTTCATTTTGTTTAAACACCTATAACCCTGGGTGTGCGGTTTTGATTGATTTGTTAGGTCAAAGATAAATAAAGTTTTTGATTGCCGCAATATTTGAGGCATTATTTTTATTTTTTTTGAATTATTTTTTTCATACATTTGACTCAGCAATTCACAATAAGGCTTTAGCCGTTGGGAATTCCCTACTACAGCAGCTCTTGGTTGCTGTTTTTTTTGCTTACAAGAGACGCATGCAATGCGTCTCTACAGTTTCCATCCATATTTTTCTAACACCGGCAGTAGCTTTTGAACCATTGGACCGGTAAGGTTACGGTTTTTGGTATTGTACAGTTCGCGAATGGCTTCGGGATGAAGCCCGGCTTCTTCGGCCAGTACCCGTTTTGAAATGGCCGGATGGGAATTGAGCCAGCTATGCAGTGTTTCTTTTGTGAGTTCCATATTATTTTTCATTTGATCTAATTACTTTTATATTTTGTGTTTTATCAATCTTTGCTATTATTTCAGTATTTTGATTGAATTCACCATGAATTTCCTTGAAAATATATTTCCAAGATTTTCCAGAACATATTTTTTGAACAACATCATATTTTACTTCATTCATCTCAGCTACCTTTTTTAAGGTATGCCCAGCAAGCCTGTCAAATATAATTTTTCTGGCTTTTTCATCAGTTATTTTTGCCCTGTTATGATTTTGCCCTTGCTTTTTAAGATCAATTTTCCTTCGTTCAATTTTTCCATTTTTTTTCAAAAAGGATAAAATTCCCATTATAGCGTGTTCTGTTTTATTTAATTTTATGGCTATTTCATGATGGGATAAACCATTATAATACAAATCAATTACTTTTGATTCTATTTGATCATTTACTTTATCGGCACGTCTCCTAACTGGTGCCAATTTTCTATTCTTTGTTAGTATGTAATCGATTTTGCCAATTGTGGCATCGGTTATTTTTACTATTTCTTTTTTTGGTGTTCCCGAGTTGTATAATGAGATTATTTGTTCCTGTATATCCATAAATTTCTTACTTTTGTTATGCCTAAGTGCTTATCCATTATAACAAGGATTGCAACATTTCCGTGAGAAGAAACTAAAGCTTGGGCAAAAAGCCGGATTAATTTCCGGCTTTTTTTCTTGCCTTTGTTTTTAAAAGCTGCTTTATTTTGGTTTCAATTAGTTGCATCTTTTAGTATAATGCGTTCTTACATCTTTCATTATAGGACATGTACCAACTACGCATTGATATTCGTCACCCGAAAAATCAAGTATTGGGAGAAGTAATGTTCTATATTCGCCCGATTCTTTATACCATGTTTTATTTCCGTATGTTTCTACCATACGTTTTTTTATACCAGTGACCTTGTATAGCCACTGCTCGTAAAAAAAACAACTCCCCAACTCAAGATTTTTTCTTGAGTTATACGTAATTGAGCTACACGGCATTTCAATTACGTCATCAATTCTATTGACTATTGTACATTCATACGATTTTAAATTTTCCATGATTTTAATTTTTACATCTCAGCTTCATTGCTTCAACCCTTGTTATGATGGATTTGCAATAGCTTTTAAGGAGGGGAAAACCTCCTTTTTTTGTTTAAAATGAATATCCTTTCTCCTCAAGAACATCCACTACGTAGATATCAATTTCTGCCCTGAAGCTGTCGGCATCGATATGCAAAAATCGAAACGATTCGTTGTGATGCCCAATTGATGCTTTTATTGTTTTCAGTTCTTCCCTGGCTTGCGTGTGTTCCTCGGGGGTGCAGTTTGTAACTTCAACAACTGTTTTGCTTTCGCGAATGTCGTAACCAACTTGTTGGCCTTGGCCATGTACGATTTTGCTGTCGTACGAAATAATTGTTTTTTTCATTTCCGTGAGATTTAAATTGTTAATACTAATTATTTTAAGGGAGGGTTGCCCCTCCGGGTTTTCTATAATACTTCAATAATGTGTTTTTTGAGTTCGGCAAGAGTTTCGTTGATCAACTCTTGATTGGTTTCGTTGTGAAGAATGTTCCAATATTGTCCACCACCATCGGTTGTAAGTGCAATATGTTGTCCGCGTTCATCGGTTGATGTGAAAACCATTGGGTATTCGCCTTGAATAATATAAGATTCTACTTCTTCTATTTCATCAACATCAAAATTCATTGCCTGCATAAAATCAGAAACAGTTGATTTTTCGATGATAAATTTTCCGTTTGATAATTCATTTGTTTTCATTTCCGTGAGATTAATTCAACCAGTTTGTTTGTCTCTGATTGATGTACCAAAGATATATATTCTTTTTGATTGCCACAATATTTGAGGCACTATATTTAGTATTTGTTGAAAATATTTTTAGCTATGTTGTAAACACCTTATAATTAAGCTGTTCGGTTTCGGTGTAACTGCGGATATATGGCGAAATATCGAACATTTTATTGAATTGTTCTAATTTCTCTTTATTGTTCAGTTTTGAAAACTGTTGGTTGGTGGCAATATATTCGATAACCGAGGGGTCGGTATAGCGTATGGAGATCAAATCTTCGAGGTGGCTCCAGGCTCCTTTGGTATTGTGGGTGAATTTGATGGCAAATCCGTTTTGTTCGGCAATGTATGTTTTGTTTGGCAGGCAACGGGCTTCGGGGAATAAGGTTGCTTCGCACCGCTCCATGGGTGTGTTGAGCGATGGGCGAAAGGCGGTATTGTACACATCGACCACCACGCGGCCATCGGCTTTTATGGTTGATGTGGTGTACTGTTTCCAAAACTGGTGGAACTCTTCGCAGTCGGTATCGGTTTCGGTGGGGAAATTGGTGATGTTATAGAGTTTCAAAAAGGTATTGCCTTTGAAGCTGGCCAGAAAATCCATAGCCTCTTCAACCATGTCCCAGGTTATCCGTTTGCCGTACAAAAAACGAAGGCGTTCGCTATAGCCATCGAGCGCGGTGGTGATGCGCCCGGGCTTATGGTCCATGGCAGGGATATCTTTCAGCATTACTTCGGCGCTGGCCGATATCTGATCGTTCATGAAACTTCCATCGCCTACATATTTGCGGCTGTGCGAGTAGTGGCAAAACTTGCAGCGGAACGGGCAACCTATAATTTTCTCTTTCCAGCGCACACTGTTTTTGCCATAGATTACCGTATGCGGATAGCATTGTGTAACCTGGCGCAACTGTACCGGGTGTGGATTGCTGAAATGAAACGAGTGCTGACTATATTTTTCGGGGTGCCGTAGATAATCGGAGATGATGCCATCTACGCGTCCAAAAAAAGCAAAGTCGAAATAAGGGGCCAGTGCCATGGGGTTCTGGCATCCAAAACCACCCACGAAAGCCGTGAAGCGACGGGTTTGCCAGTTAGCGGCCCTGCAGTTGGCATATATATCGAAAACGTCTAGCGTACTAGTCATCGAAACCAATACGTGAGTGAAATTATGGGCTGTTTGATAATCGCAATAAGCAACTGCAATACCCTCGCGGGTTAACTCATCCTGAATGACCAGCGCGCCAATGCTAATGCTGTCGTTCCGGTTCTTAGTGCGTAAGATAGCTACCTTCATAATTTTCGATTGAGTAAGTGCCGGGGCGGAGTTTTAGCGATCCTTGCATATACAGGCCACGCCCACGGCGGTAGATGGTGTTTAGTTTATTGTGTTCGCGTAGAATTTCAATGCGGTACGGGCCATCCTGAATTATTTTCAGACGCTGGCCTTCTTTCAGGCTCAAGGCTTCGATAAGGTGACGGTTGAAGAAGATAACGCCCCATTTGTTGATGGTGATAGCCGGTGTTGGTATTCGTTGTGTCATAGTTTATTCTTCATTATCGAATATGTTACAAATTTTATCTTTTCGCTTGCCCACTTCGAGTATGCGGAGATCGACGCTCTTTTCAGCAAGTAAACGGAATACCCGGCACTGGCTGTTCTGCCCAATGCGGTGAATACGCATGATGGCATTTTCGCGTTTGGTTCGGCTGTAGTTGTCGGAGTACAGTATTGCATTGCGGCAATGCTGAAGGTTGAACCCTTCGTTAATTGCAATTGATATTACCAAGTACTTCACCTCTCCGGCTTTGAAGCGATCAATCACCCGGTCGCGCTCTTTCATATCAACCTCTCCAAATATGGCGGCAGCTCCGGGAAGTTCGGCCTCAATAGTTTTAATCTCATCGACAAACGAACACCATATAATGGCCTGTTCGTCGCCAATAGTTTCGATTATTTCGCGCAACGCCTTGATGCGGTTGTTGTGCGGGTTATAGGCAATGGCTGAAATACGGCGCAGGTTATCGGCACTTTCGCCCAGACGGCCCAAATCGGCAAATGTGGTTTGTATCTCTTCGGGGGTTGGGGTATAGCCACTGGAAAGCTTCAACAGAAAAGTATTGATCATGTACCGTTTGTTTTTGCTTATCCACCCGGCTTTTTCCTGAAGGCGGATCATCAGGTTTTCCAAAGCAGCGTAGGCTTGCTTCTGCTCGGTATTCAACGGAAAATAAACATTGTGGTATTCAATGGGAAGTAGTTCGGAATAGACTTCTTTTAAAGTCATCCGGGCAATGTAGGGGCTGATGCGGCGCTTAAGTTCGGCAGTATTCTGATAGGCCACTATCTGTTCACCATCGTTACCACCCAATAACAGGAAGTTTTTCAGAAATTGAAAATAATTTTCTTCTCCAATTATTTCGCGGTGCATGGTGCCAAACTGATAGAACAGATCGGCAGCATTGCGCTCGATGGGGAAGGCGGTGGCTATCTGAACATAGCGGGCCGGAAATTTCTTTTCGATATTGCGGCTACGTTGTGCTGACTGGTTGCGTATGAGGTGGCTTTCGTCAACTATCAACTGTACATCACCTTTGGCTTTCTGAAATTTGGCGATCGACTTTTGTAATGAGGTTTCCATACTGGCCGAATGGGTACTCATAACAGTGACGGCGGTGAAATCGGGAAAGTATTGAGCTATCAAGTCTTTCCACTGCTTTTGCAGCGAAGCGGGGCAAAGAATGAAGGTGTGGGTGATAAGCCCTGCACGCCAACGGCTGTAAGCAATTGTGAGGGTGCATAAGGTTTTACCGGTCCCGGCTTCGCTGAGCCATGCGGTGTACTGGCTTTTGACGTGGTGGTGTACCAGTTCGCGCTGCTTAGGTTTTAGCGGGTAACCTTCGCTTTCGATAACCTGGCATTCGGGCGCGTTGTGATGGGGCAGGATGTCGCCACCCAACGAAGCAAAGGCGGTTTCGAGCGGCTCTACAGTGGTTCCGGTAATCTCTTCGAACTTAAATGCGGCAATGGTAACAATAACCCTGTCGCTCTTTTGCTTAATAAGCGTGCAAAGGCTTCGGGGTATCCAGTACTCTTTACCGTCGAAATCGCGGAAAAGGATTGCCTTAAGCGGTTTGTCGTTAACTATACATTTGAAATCTTTACGGATGCGTGGTAATTCCATGTTGTTTTTTCCTTCCTGAATTTTTGCGTGCCCCACCCCGGCCCATGCCTTTGGGGAACACTTCGTTGAATAATTTTTGAATGGTGTGGGTATGAGCCACCCCAAACAGGTGGCATACTTCGCGGGCTGTTAGGCACTTTTCCATGTAATAATATTCGAGCTGACCGAGCAGGTATTGTTGACGCTCGGTCAACCCGAATTCGATATATTGTTTTTGCGCATTAACATCGCGATGGTAATAGCCATACTCTTTCCAAAGCCTGAATATATTGGCCGATGCGTTTTTCAATACATCGCCTGGCTGAGATATGGCAATGCGCAACTCCTGATCTACATCGTCGCGATTGAGGTAGTACATGTACCGTTTATACCTGGACAAACAAAAAAATAGATTTCGCACCTGTGTTTCCAAAATAATTTCATATATTTGTGACTCAAGGATTGAAATAAGGCATAAGCCGCAGGGTACTACCTTTCACACCAGCTTTTAGTTGGTGTTTTTTATTGCCCCCAATTGATCGATGTTGATCTTTTTAATCTCATCAATTTTTGATAACCCAAGATTTGTTTCGCCAATAGCAGCCATTTGGTATAGCGGGCGAATGTCGATTGGTATCGATAACCCCGACACAAACCAAAGCTGGCCTTCGTACTCAAGCACATCGTTTTTCTGAATAGTAAATTCAAAATCCTGTTTTTGACCCCGGTTCAAATTATCGATGTATTGGATTAGCGGAACCGGAGTAGCTGTTAGTTTTCCGTTTTCGTGGCGAAACCCGATCATTGAATTGGTTGATGAGTAAACGTAGTCGACCGGTTGATTGAATTTAGCCTTTGGTCCTATCTTCCCATTCTTATCGGTTGAATGGATCGGAATAAGCACGTTGCCGTTAACACGGATGGCTACACTCTTAACCGGCTGGCCGTTGTGCATAATCGGGTTTTCGCGGAGGCTCTCCATTAACTTTTCATAACTACCGGTTTCTTCCAATCGGCGTTTGATCATCTGTTTTTCGAAACCACCCGATATTTTACCAAGCATTGCAGCCGTTAATGAAAGAATAGGTTTGCGGATGCTATAGAATGTTTCTTCGACCAGTTGACCTTTTGCGTTTCGAGAGTAGTGTTTTCTTTTTCCGAAAACGGTTTCCTTGTGTAGCTGGTACCTGGGCGAATACTTGCCTTTTATTTTGCGGTACAATTTGAGTTTTGGCAGGTAGATGGCCACGTTGTCAACATCGATAGATGGGATTTCGGGGCGAAGATCGTAAGCGCCAACGCGGGTATCGGCCTCTTCTTTCAACTTATCGAAGTATTCCACCGTTTCGCGGCCACAGTTGGCAAGTACCAGGGCTTTCATTAACGACGACCGGGCATCGTCATCGGAATAGTTGTTCAGGTTCCATTCGCGGTAATAGCGGTTGATGATTTTATTTGGGATGCAAACCGAATTGGGGTGCAGGGTGAGGAAACAGCGGGTGTTATAATCGCCACCGGCTTGCGATGAAACGTAATCGGACGGGATTTCGTCGGAGTGCATGAACAGGAAGCGACGTTTGGTATCGGAAAGGTTGCAGCTCTCTACCACTTTCTTATAGCCTTCGACAATGCCATGCTTTTCGGCGTATTCGATACCGGTAAGGCGGTTCTTATCTTCGTTCAGTTTGCGCGGTGCAAGGCACTGGTTACTGAAACCGCGCTCCATAATTTTCGACTTTGGAACAATGTGATCAATGTTGTAGTCATCGGTAAACAGTTCTTCGAGTGTGATGGGCTTATCGGGTTGATAGGGGCTAAAGCCTTTCCATTCTTCCCAAAGTTTTAACTTTTGATAGTTATAATCGGTTGGCTTTGCCCCAGCTTTCTCGATTTCGGGGGCGTTCTCTTTTTGCCACTTGTCGGTTTTGCGGGTTCCGCTAGCCATAGTCTTTCTGCTTTTGTTGCCAGCTTTTAGAAGTTGGTTGAGTTCGATTTGAAGCTCATCGACCTGATATTCTTTTTTGATGGCTTCGACCAGGCTTTTGGCGCTTTCGAAAACCTGCTCCATTACCAGGTTACGAAGGGTGACATCTTTACCCATGTCGACACGGCCATAAGCCTTAAGGATGGCTTGTTTGAGTCTCAGTCCTTTATAAAGGTATGGAGCCAGCTTTTCCATGGCCTTGTGCGAATATTCGCCCCAACCGGCAGACTTAAAGTCGATGTCGATAAGTTCATCTACTTGCTCGGGTGTACACTTCCATTTACGTTTTAACAGTTCGGCAAGCATCACTTCGTCGGTAGCTGAATAGAGATCGTGCCACAACTCGTTGGTATTGCACGGATATTTGCCCAATGTTTTTGCAATTAGGTTGCCTTCCAAACTTTTTCCAGATAGCCATGTGTAAGCAGTGCTTTTTGAAATGCCCAAATCTTTGCAGCAACGGGCCTTGGTTAGGTCCTTACCGCTTAGTAAGTGAGCAGCCCAATCTTGACGACACTCGAAAGGTATTTCGACCTCATGCATTTGCGGATCGATGATGACAATATTATTTGCATCGCGAAAACAGCGGAATGCCTGGTAAGTTGGGTGCGATCGGTGAGTAACCTTTCGGTTTGGTTCAAGCGGGCAGTTTGAGATAGCGCCTTTTCGGAGTGGTCGCTGGAAGTAGATAGCGCGGTACAGTTCGGCCTCTAGCTTATGGTCGAGTTCCTGGGCTTTGCATATTGCCCGGAATTCAGCTTCGTAGCTTTCGCGGGTGAAGATGATCTGCTTTTCGCTGTCGAGCGTGAGCAGGTAGGCGGCAATAGATGGGTATTGCTTCAGGTTCTCTTCGTGCCGCCGTATTTCGGCAAGGTAGTCGGACCCTTCGCCCATCACGCCACGCATACTTTTATAGCCCCGCTTATTTTGCAGGGAGATAAAGCATAGTCCAAGCATCTGGGGATCTATTTTTTCGGACAAGGCACGTACCCGAAGGCGATAACGGAAGGTGTTCAATGATTTCATCAAAACATCGGTTGGTAACATGCAGTGCTTTTCGAGCAACCGGTGAAGGGTTTCTTTACGGCTTTTACGTCGCCACAGGTTCCGGCGCATGGTGCGCTTGATACGGCGGTTAACACGCTTTGAAATGACATTCCCGGCAATGAACTCGTAATAGGTATCGAAGTCGACATTGATGCGCTTGATACCCCGTGCGATGATTTTTTTTCCTTGGGTGATTATCCACCCCATTGAACGCACATCGGCATAAATTGAAAGTTTTTGTTTTTCCATTGTTCACAATTTTGCAGGCAAGTCACAATACAGTATAAAAAAAGAGCAACCCGCCCTGATTATGGGAGCAAGTTGCGGTTGATTTTGTGAATTGGAAAGGACAAAGATTAGAGGTCGAAGCTATAGTTTTAAATGTTAGGTAAAGGTTCTGAAAGTCGGTATTGGCATTATGTTGTTATTCATGAAAAGCCAGGTAACAATTAAGCGGGGTACCCTCATTGAGGTAAAATGAAAAGGGATCAATACAGCAACACTGCATCATAAAAAGAAAATCAATCATCACATCTCAAAAAACGTAGAGAAATCAAGAAAGAATAAAATAGAATACCAAAACGAAAGAAAAGGCACAAGGCCTTAAAGGAGTACTGAGCAACGGCAACCAGCATTCTCTTTTGGTTCTTTTCTCTGTTGCTTTTATTTTGACAGAGAAAAGAACCCGCCACTATTTTAGGCTGAAAGGGAACCTGAAATAGTGGCGTATTTAAATCAATTCTAAAAATTACAGCCAATTATCAAAAACATTTAAATAATTACATCTAAATCAGAGCATTGAACCTGTAAAAGTTCAAAAAGCTCTGATTTAAGTGTGGATTATT